ACAGGGCGCGCTCGACGACGCGCTCTTCGAGAATGGCGAATCTGGAAAAGCCCATGGCGCCCGCCTCGTCCGCGTCCCCCACCTCTGTCAGGCTGGCGGCAGGGGCCTTGGGGGCGGTTTGGCCATGGATGTCACAGCCCCGAGCCAGAATGTCCGCCGGGGGCCCTGAAACACCGATGTCACAGGGGCGAGTTAGAGTGGCGCCGGGGGCGGTGTGGGCCGTTCGAGCGCACGGCGGGCAGGGAACAGCGAGGCGGCGCAGGGAGAAGCGCTCTGTGGCCTGTTCCTCTCTCTGACTCTCGACGCGTTCGCGGACGACGACAGTGCGCGCCTCTGTGACGACTTCGACCTCGCGTTCGACGCGGCCCAAAGACAGGGCGCGGGCCACCCAAAATCCCAGGGCGAGGCCAAGGGCGAGCGCGGCGGCGGTCAGGGCGAGGCACTTGGGTAAGCTCATGGCTTGGGCCGCATCGGCGGGGTGAGGCGCCGGGAGGGCGAAAGCGGCATGCCGTCGCGCTGTTGGTGGAGGATTTGAATGACCTCGTGGAGCGATTCGAGGCTGGTGCGGAAGTCGCGAATCGAGGCGGCGGTCTGCTGCAGCGCCTGCTCGCACGAGACGAGGAGCGCGGCGTGCTTGTCACGCGAGTCGACGATGGACTGGCGGAACTCGGCTTCGAGCTTGCGCAACTCGCGGAAGAGATAGGTGACCGCCACCACCAGAACAGCGATGGCCATCCAGACGCCATGGCCAGCGAAGCTGTCGGCGAGTGACGCGACGGTGGTGACGGTCTCATGCATCGGGCCGGGTCCCCTGTCACTTGTGGACGATGGCCACGACGCCGCCTTTGGACTTGCCGGGCAGCGCCTTGTAGCGGTGGGCGACCATGTAGAGGTTGACGCTCACGGTGTCCGAGTCGGTCAGCCCCGAGTGCTCGACGAACGGCGTGATGTCGCCATTGATCCAGGCGACGAGCGCGGCGGGCTTGCAGATGAGCGAGGTGTAATTGCCCGAGCTGTCGACGGCGAGGCGGTCCGAGACGACGATGTCCATGCCGAACGCCTTGTTGAACCCGCCGTTTTGCGCGTCGGCGAAGATGGGGCGGCCCGTCTCGTCCTTGACGAGGCACAAATCGCCAAACGCCTTGGAATGCATGAAGAGCGTCAGGCCATCGTTCTGCTCGTCGCCGAACTTCTGCCGCGCCTGAACGAGCGCGTCGTAGGAGAGCTTGGCGGCCTCGTCGGTCTCGCTCGAAATGTCGAGCTTCATGGCCGCGGGCAGGCTCTCCTTGGCGGCGTCGATAAGGACCGCGTCGATTTTGCGCCGCATGTGATCGACGAGCATCTGCGAGGCGACTTCGTAGGGTTTGCCCGTGCCCGCCAGCCGCGCCCAGCGCGTCATGTCGAACGCCAGCCCGTAGCGCTTGACGGTGTTCGTCTCCTTGGAGCTCGTCAGCTGTGAGGGCGTGATGGGATCGCCGTCGCCGAGCTCCTGAAACTCACCGAGCGCGCCAAAATAGGGCACCGAGATGGTCTCGCCGACGACTTTGGAGGTGAGCGACTTGTCGATGACCGCCGCGCGGGTGCCGTTCAGGCAATTCAGCCCTTCGAGCGCCTGGGTGATGGCCTCGGCGAAGAGTTCGGGAATGACGACATTGTCTTTGGTGGTCTTCATGTGTGTCTCCTGGCGAGCGAGCGCCGCGGCCTCTCCTCGCCTCAAGGGGTGGAAGGGGTCAGCTTTGGGCGCGCAGGCGCTCGTAGAGCTCGGGGGACTCGGCGCGCAGGCGCGCCTTTTCGTCGACGCTCATCTGGGCGAACGGCTTTGCCTGATGCGCGGGCAACGGTTCCTGAACAGCGCCGCGCATGGCCACGACAACGGGCGCGGTCTCGGCAAACGCTTTGAGCTGCGCCACATCGCGCCTTCCCAATTCACGCGCCCAATTCTCCTGCGCCGGGACGATTTTGCCGTCCTGTTTGAGCGCGCAGACAATGCGCTCGATTTCCGCCGCCTGTTTTTCGGCCTCCATGGCCGCCACGCGGTCGATAAGCGTTTGTGTTTGTTCCGCCGCCGCGCGATGCGCCGCCAAAACGCCCAAAACTTCGGGCGCCGTGTTTTTTTGCGCGAGCTCAAACACATTCTTTTCAAACGCCATCAAATCGCCGACGCGCGCCAGAACAGTTTCCTGCCCGGCGTCCTCGGGCAAACCGAGCGACCGCATTAACGCTTTCATTTGTTTCTCCTTGCCGCTTCGCGCGGCCGTGTGGGGAATTTGTCCCAAAAGGGCCAAAACATTGGCTGGCGCGCGCCTGAATCGCCGACAAATCGCCGACGCGCCCCCAACCGCCGATTCATTCGCCGACATTGATTTGCCCGGTTTAATTGTCTCGATTTTCCCGAACAATTCTTCAGGCGCCATCAAACCAGTGGCGCCCAGAGCCGTTTCAACGCCGTCAAAATCCTCAACCAGGTCAACGCCTTCAATGGCGTCACAAAAACCGCGCGCCAGCGCTGTCTGCGCGTTCATCCACGTCTCGGCCACCATCCAGGCGCGTATTTGTTCGGGTGAATGATTGGTGCGCGACGAATAAAGATCGACAACCGCGTCGGTGATTTCTTCCAATGCGTCCGCCCGCGCCCGCAACGCTTCAGCCGTTCCCTCGGCGCACGGCGAAAACGGCATATGAATCATCATCATCGCGCCCGGCGACATGACAATTCGATCCGCCGCCATCGCAATCAAAGTCGCCGCCGAAGCGGCCACGCCGTCGACAAAACAGACAATGTGTTTTGTCTGCCGTTTGAGCTGCGCGACCATGGCCATGGCCTCAAACACGTCGCCGCCCACCGAATTGACATAAATTCGAATCTCGCCGCCGCGCACGCCCGCGAGCAATTCGCCAAAGCGCTCCGCCGTTATACCGTCGTAAGACGCGCCGATTTCACCATAAAGCGTCAGCGCGTCGCCCAATTCATCGAGCTGGATTTTCGATTGAATGACACTCGCCATTTTCCATTCATCCCGATTTGTCAAAAGGTGCGCGGTGGGTGTGTTTTTTGTGCCGAGAGACACACCCTCAAAGGCCTCCGCGCAAAGGCCCCGGATTGAAATCAAAAAGGAGCTTCGCGCCCCTCAATAAGTTCCTGCACGCCGCGCACAAAACGCCCAGAGCGCACAAACCGCACAAAAACAGACAAAAACGGCCCCAAAACAGCGACTTTTGACAAGCCGCGCGATGCGCCCGTGACCAGGACTCTGGCGCTTTGATTGGCCCTCTTTTGTGCGTTCCGTGCGGTTTGTGCGGTCTGTGCGCGGTTTGCCGCTCAGATATTGAGGAGGCAATTCATGGCCAGCGCGACTGATTTTGGCGTCGATGTTTCCACCATTCCCGATCTTGACCCGGCTTTTGCGCCGATAAATGGCCGCGATGTTTTGGCCGAGGCTATTGCGCGGCGATTGCAGACCGCGCGCGGCGCCCTGCCCTTCAATCCCGACGACGGCGTTGATCTCAATGAATGGCTGCACGAGGGCGTGACGAATCAGGCGCTTTATCGATTGCGCGGCGCCATTCGCGCCGAATGCGAAAAAGACGAGCGCGTCTTCGAGGCGAATGTGGCGATCGCGTTTGACGAGACAGCGTCCAACAAAGCGCTGCGATTGACCATCACGATTGATCCGGTCGAGGGATTTCAATTCACCATGACGGCGCGTGTGAGCGAGTTTGATTTCACGCTTTTGCGCGTCGAATAGGAGTCAACCATGGCCACTTTACAAAATCTTTTAACCAGCAAGACAAAGACAGAGGTCCGCAATCAATTGATTCAGGCGCTGTGCGGCGTCGGCCACGTGCGCCACGCGGGCACAGGCTCGGGCGCGGTCCAGGTGAGCGGCACCTCGTTGGTGGACGCGACATTTGTCGCCGAAATTCTCGGCTCGGGCGAAGCGGGCAATGGAACGGCGACTTATCGATATTCGGTCGATGGCGGCAAAACATGGGCCATGGAATCGGCGACGCTGCCCCTTTCGCTCGATTTATCTGAATTGCTCGGCGTCGAGGTGACATTCTCGGGCGAAACCTCAACCGATGGCCTGAGTTCATTCATCGCGGGCGACACTTATACCTGTCAATTGATGAAGCCGCGATTTGCCACGACCGCGTGGCAGCCCTTCAGCGTGCCCATCACATTGCTCGATATTCAGGCCGAAGGTTTGAGCGATTTGACCGATCTCATCGCCTCGATTGGTCGCGGCGGCATTTTGTCGCTGGCCGAGGGCGACTGGCTCGATTTAATCGCGTCCGAATTGTATGAAGTGACGCGCAAACCGGCGGTGACCGCTCAATTGCGCTTTATTGCCCAGGACGCGGCTTCGGCGGGACCATTCGTGATTTCAGCGGGGCAATTGATTGCGCGCGACGCGCGCGGGCGCAGGTTTCGCAACCTCGACAACGCCGACATTGCGCGCGATGGCAAAGCGACATTGATTTTCGAGGCGCTGGAAGCGGGCGCCAGTCACAACGCCGCCGAAACGCCATTGCAACTGGAGACAACCATTGCCGGTTTATCTCTCACGCCCGAACTTGGCGACAGGTTGATCAAAACGCCGGGCACAGAGCGCGAATCGGACAATGAATTGCGCGAGAGGTGCCAGAACAAATGGGGAACCATTGGGCGCGCGGCCAACAGTGATGGCTATGAATCATGGGTCCGCGAGGCGGTGGAAACCGTGACGCGATGTGTTGTTTTGCCCAGTGAAACCATTCCTGGCGTGGTTGAGGTGTTTTTGGCCAACGACAGCGGCGGCGCCACCGAGAATGAAATCGAAGAAGCGCGAGAAACATTGCGCGACAAACTGCCGACCTGTGTCAGCGCCCGTGTTTTAAGCTGCGGTGAACGCGCGGTCGAGGTGCGCGCCGATGTTTTTGTTTCGCCGGGATTGCGCGAAGGTCTGGAACGCGCCATTCGCGATGGATTGACCGAATTATTCGCCGAAACGCCCATTGGCGGCCACGTGGTCGGCGATCGGCATATTGTCTCGTGTGAATCCATTATTGCGCTGATCATGGGCCTGAATGGCGTGCGCGATTGCGAATTGATGGCGCCGGTCAATGACATTGAATTGGGCGCGACCGAAGTGCCTGTTTTGGACGACGCGTCGGTCTTCACCATTCAGGACGCCTGAGGAGGAAAACACCATGACCACCCGCCTCTGGACGCCCGCTGACCTCGCCCGCGCCCCTGTCTCGTGGCTCGACTGCGATTCGGCCCGCGTCGACTCGGACGCGCAGGGCGTCGTCGGCGTCTACGACCGACAGGGCCACCTCTACCGCCCCCTCACCGGCTACGCGGCGCACCGCCTCGGCGTCGTCCACCTCAATGGCCGTCGCTGGCTCGGCGGCACAGGCGACAGCGACACCAACCAGCGCCTCGCACTCTGCGCGCTCACGGCCAGCGGCTGGCTCCAGGGCGCGAGCGGCGTCACACTCGTCGCCGCGTTCCATCGATTCCAGCTCGCCTCCGCCTACCAGGGCCTCTTCGCCGTCAACAACGTCGACGACTCCGGCGCCGCGGCCACGACCCAACTGCAGGCCATGCTGCACCTCGCCCCGGCCTCGACCGCGAACGGCAACCTGCTCTTCAACTTCCGCCGCCTCTCCACCGACACCGGCGGCACCAAAACCAGAACCACGGGCCTGGGACCCACGGGCGGCTTTGTCGCCTCTGAACGCCTCGACGCGGTGAACGCCCAGACCTCGATTCACGCTGGCCCCTCCTCGACCTGGGGACCCTTGGCCGACGACACGGGCGTCACCTCGGGCCTCCTCGGCGGCTGCTCGTCGAGCGCCTATCAGGTCATGTTCGGCGTCGAGCGCGCCAACATCGCCGGCGCCCCAGACATCGCCCTCGGCGAAGCACTCCTCTTTGACCACGCCCTCACCGACAACGAAGTCGCCCGCGTCGAAGGCTACCTCGCGCACCGCTGGGGCCTCACCGCCTCGCTGCCAGAGACGCACGCCTACAAGCGAGTGGCGCCGACAGTCGCCACGCTCATTCCAGCGCCTGCCGACGAATCCAACGCCGCTCGTCAAACCTACCGCGCATGGCTGCCCAATCGCGCCCCGGCCTGGCTGCAGCGCCCCAATGGCAAGGCGTGGTTTTGGGCCCACGGCGACACGCTCGACTCGCTCGAAGACGCGGCCCGCGTGGCCGTCAAGGCGCGCCTGCCCTCGCACACCACTCAAGACGGCCTCGCCCTCCTCGGCTCAGAGCGCCGCCTCGAACGCGTCCCCGGCGAAAGCGCTGAATCATTCGCCCGCCGCGTCATCTCTGCGTGGACCGCCTGGCAACACTGCGGCACCCCGCTCGGCGTCCTCCTCGCCCTCAGCGTCGCGGGCCTCGACAACGCGCGCATCCACGCGCCCAATGGCCTCACCTACAGCCTTGACCAGGACAGCGGCCTTCTCGTCGAGCCCGCCCTTCTTTCCTGGCCAACCAATTCCGACGACAACAGCGACGCCATTCATCCCAATTGGACCATTCGCGCCGCGCCTTTCTGGAGTGAATTCGAACTCATTATTCTGGCCAGCGCATGGCGCGATCCGGACACCGGCGACATCATTCTGCCCAATGAAAACGACGCTGCCGCGCAAACCATCAAACGCCTCGTCCGCCAATGGAAAGGCGCCCATTGCCGCTGCACCAGCATCATTGCCCTGAAATCCGAAGACGCGCCCCTTGTTGGATTTCCCAGGCGCACCATCGGAACCATGGCGCAAAGCGACGGAACAAACACCGGCGGCCTCTGGACACAAAACAAAGGCTGGTTTGACCGCGCGCCCAATGATTTTCGCGCCCAATGGACAATGAACGCGCAGTGAGGCCCTGCTTTTGTCTGTTCTGGCCTCTTTTTGTGCGTTCTGTGCGCTTTGTGCGGTTTGTGCGCCACATGCCCTCAATGAATGAAGCGCCGTCAATTCATGGCGGCCTTTTCATCTGAGGACACTTCATGTCAGACAATGATTTTAATAAAGGCGTCGAGGCGGATCTGGATCCGGCCATTGAGCATTTCCGACAAAAGACAGCCATGACGCGGGAGCAAATCGACGCGCTCTCTGCGGAAATGCGGCGTCGAGTCTTTTTTATCACCGGCCTTGCGGATTTGGAGCTCATCAAGCGCGTTCAGTTATCGCTCGCCAAATCCGTGGAGAATGGCGAGACCTTTAAAGACTGGAAAAAGAGAATCCGGCAGGAGCTCACCGACCCCAAATTCACCGAAAAGCGTCTGAGAACCATCTTTCGCACCAACGTGCAGAATATCTTTGCCACGGG